GACCCGGGCTGGGGCATTCGGCCCAACCGCGACGGCGTGGGCTTCCTCCAGCTCTACGAGGACAAGAACGATCTCCGTCGCAAGAGGGCGCTCGACTCGCAGACCAAGTTCGGCCGGCCGTTCGCCTTCGTGATGAGGTCGGTACAGATGATCTGCATCGACATCGACGGGAAGAACGGCGGGCTGTCGGGAGCCAAGGACCTCGGTCCGCTGCCTCCCACGCTGGCCGAGACCAGCAAGTCGGGGAACGGGTACCACCTGTTCTACCACCTGCCGGACGTGTGGGACCTGAACGCCGGCTACGGCAAGTTCCCCGACCGGATCGGGATCGCATCGGGTGTGGACATCCGGGCGGTCGGCTGCGTGTATCACTACCCGCAGCAGCGGTGGAACGACCGAGGTCTGGTCGAGCTGCCGGAGTTCATGTACGACAGGCTGCGTGCAGCCGAGGAGAAGCGGGCCGCGAGCGCTGCCCGTGTCACAACCATCATCGAGGACGGAGATCCCGTGGAGATCGCAGTGCTGCAGGACGAGCTCATCCAGGACCTGAAGAAGGTCTCATCCCAGCAGGGCGGACGGAACAACGCGCTGTTCGCGATCGGCAACAAGATGATCGAGGCCGGCGTGCCGGACTGGGAGACGCTGATCCACAAGCGGGGCCTCGACGTCGGTCTGCCGATGGACGAGGTCAACAAGCTGGTGGCCAACATCGAGGCGCACTACAACAAGCCGTGAGCCTATGAGGTCCCACCACTCCTACCTGGGGTGGTGGGACCTCTCTTTTTTTCAGGTACCATGCAGCCATGAACGACATCACCAGCTTCGAGCCGAAGCCTCCCGAGGAGCAGTCGCTCCTGTCTGATGTGGAAGCGCTACTGAAGAAGAGGTTTTCCAAGGAGGTGGCAGATGGACAGAGGGTGCAGTCCACTGCTGCACCCAGCCGTGGCTCCGCACGTGTCGACCAGTTGGTACTCCCTGATGAGATGAGGCCAAAGATGCCTCTCACGAAGGATAAGTTCCTCGTCAAGGAGAACCCTCATCTCGTGCAGTGGGAGCGCGAGGTGCGGAAGTTCCTGCGCGAGCTGAGCCCGCAGCACGGCCACCGCGTCAGCGCGGTGATGATCTACGAGTGGGCCACCGGGATTCGCATCGCCGAGCTCCAGGCCCAGGGCGGGACCGCCACGTCCGAGCTGCGAGCGCTGAACAAGATCCTGCGCTTCTACTTCGGCAAGAGCTACATGACCTACATCGCCGGCCGCAAGGTGCTCAACGCCTACCGCGTGCCGCTCGGGTGGTACGTGCGGCGCCACCGGCCGATGACGGTCACGCTCTATGCGGAGTACCTCGAGGGGAGCCTCTACCCGTGAGCACGCACATCGAGCGGCAGGCAGGGCGGCCGGCTCAGAAAAAAATTCTGCCGGACGGATCCGTCGAGTACTACTACCCGGGCAACGGGCGGAAGCGCTACACGCCCGTGCCGCTCGAGGAGCGGAAGTACCGCAAGCTGAAGCCTGACGACCCGCGTGCGGTCTACTACAACGGCGTCTGGTTCCTGCCGCTCGAGCTCCTGGCCGACGGCGCACGCTCCATGCCGGAGACTCGGCCGGACGAGGACTGCGTGTGGCACGCGCTGCTCTGTGAGTGCCACGCCTGCCGCCGGCCGACGGCGCTGTGGTGGAAGCAGATGGCCCGCGAGATGGTGCCTCGCGGCGAGAAGCCGGAGGACCCCATCAACGCGGGCCGTGTGCTCAGATCCGTAGTGCAGCATCCGCCTCAGACACCTGAACGTCTGGTACGGCACCGCCCTCGAGTCTCTGAAAGATCTGCTCGATCGAGTCGAGGTCTCGAGCCATGATCGCCTGCAGCAGCAGCGTGGCCGCCGTCTGATCCAGGACGTCCCGGCTCTCCTTCCACACCATCTGGATGGTGCCGAAGCGCTGGTTCCACAGCCAGCGGATCCGGGTGTCGAGGTTGCTTCGGTGCGCGTCGGGTACCTGCTTGCGGTACTTCTTCGCGACAGGGACGAGTTCGCTCACTTCACTCCGATCCCGAGGATCCAACCGATCGCGATCCCGCATGCGAGCGAGCACACGCGCCAGAAGGTCTTCATCTTGTCAGTCATGGAGCTCTCCCTTCGTGAGGTCGATGAAGCGAAGCGAGTCCGCCTTCTTCTCCACAGGAGGTGTCCCCGAGACACGCTTACCATCGAGCCTGGTCATGATCAGCCTACGAGCTCGGTTGGCTCGGGCCATACTGCCGCGGACGTTGGCGTCCGGCTTGTTGGCGATCTCGAAGAGGGTGCGTGCGATCAGCTCGTGGGCTGGCACGTCGATGACCTCGTCGGTCAGCATCACCGGGTAGTCGGCCACACGCTGTAGCGCCTGGCGTACGGTCACGTTGGCCATCAGCTCCACACCCCCGACCAATCCTCGACGTACGACTGGGAGATGTTGCCCTGCTGCGGTCCGTCGTACATGGTCCCTCCGAAGAAGTCGAGCTCCTTGGTCGCCTGCACGGTGTAGCGCAGGGCGTCCATCATGTGGCTGTGCTTGTCGTGTAGCGGCTTGTCGCTCCACTCCTGGAGCTTGTTGTTGAACTCGTACTTGTAGTTCTCCAGGCACTCGGCCAGCCACTGGCAGTTGCCCTCGTGGATGATCGTGTTGTAGAGCTGGAGCCGGGTCTCCTGGATGTCGGTGATGATCGAGTAGTCGCCCTGCCGAGCACCGGGGATCTTGTAGACCTTGTTGCTCTTGGCCAGCACGGCGACGTTGGAGAACTTCGTCCGCATCATGTCGGCCGGCGTGGTGTTCACGGCCTTCTCGTGGTGGTCACCGTCCCACGGGAGGATGATCATCTCGAGCCGGTTGAACCAGTGCTTCTCGCGCAGCACGTCCACGTACTCAGGGAGGGCCTTCCCGTGCCCCTCACCGCAGTCGTAGAGGTAGAGCCGACCGTTGATCCACTGCCACGCCACCCAGGCCGTAGCGTCCGAATGCATGCCGCTGGAGCCGATGTCGAAGGTGACGTAGACCGGGTGGCCGGGGTTGAGGTTGAAGGTGTCGATGCGGCCCTCGGCGACCAGCCGCATGTACGCCTCGCCGTAGACGGCGGCCGCGTCCATCTCCTCGAAGGAGCAGTAGTACTCCTGCTCGAACATGCGGTCGTTGCCGAACCGCTTCAGGTAGGTGTCACGGGTCGCCTCGAGCTGCGCCTGCGTACGCACTGGCGGGAGGCCGGCGCGCTTCATCATCTCGTTGAGATCGTCGATCGTACGGACGATGACCTGGAAGTCGGGCTGCCCCTGCATCGACTGGATCAGCTGCCACAGCGGGTTCTTCCTCTTGCCTCGTGGCGTGCTGGCGACGAGCAGACGCTTCTTCTCGGCAGGGTTGTCGAGGATCGGCATCAGCCGAGGGATCGGGTCCTCCTTGCCGAACAGCGCGAGCTCGGTGAAGGCGTAGTCCTGGAAGGCGGTGCCGACACCGTTCTTGTCCTTGCCGCTCTGGAAGTACCCCTGGAGCTTCAGCCGGCTCTTGTTCTTGAACCGGCCCTCCATGAAGGTGTTCTTCCAGTCGACCTCGGTGAGCGGCACGTTGTCCTGCAGACCCTGGATGTACTCGCCACAGTCGGGGCAGAGGTAGGTCTTGTCCCAGAGGATGTCGCGGATCATCGGGTTGTCGAGCGAGATGTAGACGCCGGTGGTCTTCGGCGTACGCAGCCGGGCCTCGGCCATCTCCATCGACATGCCGACGTCCTTCCCGCTCTGCCGCGGGTAGACCACGATGCCGACGCGCTTCTCGCGCCACATCTTGTGGGCCTCGACCTGGTAGGGCCGCGGCCGGTAGTGCACAGGGAAGACAGCCACGGCCGTCCTTTCAGAAGGAGTCGATGAGAGCCCAGACCCAGACGGATCCCCCGAGCAGCAGCAGGCCGAAGGACACGATCAGTGCCAGGCCAACCAGTGCTCGGGGGATCACGTCAGATCCTGAAGTCCGGGATGCCGAGGGTGCCGAACAAGGCCGAGAAGTCCTCGGTCTGAGCACCGCTCCCGGCCTTGCTGGGGATCCCGGCCTGCGGTGCGTCGAACTGCCCCGCCTGGTTGCGAGGCTGCTCGGCGGCGCGCTGCTGCTGCGGGGTCGGAGCCGCAGCAGCAGCGGGTCCGGCCGCCTTCAAGGAGGCCCGCTCAGCGGCGATCTGGGACCGCAGCTGATTGACGAGCGGCTGGACAGGGACACTGTACCCCTGCAGCTTGCCATCGACGCGCAGCTCGTACGGCTCGGCGAGTTGCGTGAAGCGGTCCGCCAGGTCCTTGTCGAACTCCTTCGTGCCCGGGATCAGGTCGGTGTTCTGGGAGAACAGCTCGACACTGGCATGGACCGTGGCCATGAAGTCCGAGTTCTCGTCCATGGCCTTGGCCGCACGAGCTCGCACGTCCTCGACCAGGATGGACTTGACGGCGTCCTGCCACTCCTTGGCGTCTGCGGTGTCCCGCAGCACCTCGGTGCCCTCCTTGCCGATGGCCGGCACCTCGGTTCCGACGAGCAGCCGGGGGTGCTTCTCGAGCGCGTCGAAGTAGGCGCTGTGCTCCTTCTTCACGTCCTCGAGCGCGGTGGCCTGGTACGCCTGCTCGACCTGGGTCTCGAACGCCGTGGTGATCTCAGCGAACTTGGGGACTACGTCCGCCGCGGAGGCAGTCCAAGTTGCTGGGAGATCTGCGTGTCCGCCGGCTGCTGCAGGCTGCTGAGCACCTCCAGCAGCAGATCCCTGATCTCCTCCGGATCCACCGTCGGCAGCGCCTGCCCCGCCAGCAGGCTGTTCAGCGCCTTGTTCTGATCCTCCACCTGCTGCACCAGCTGCCGGCGGGTCGCCCTCAGCTCCTCCAGCAGCTGCCCCTGCCGATCCAGCAGCGGCTCCATCAGGAGATCCCTCTGCCGCAGCACCTTCGCCAGCCGGCGCTCCCTCCGGATCTGGCGCCTCGTCCGGAACCATGACACCCATGAGCGCGCCGAAAGCAGCGTCACCAGGCGGGAGTACCACGCCCTCGTCGGGCTCGGTGGTCTGCTCACTCACTACGCCTCCTCAGTCCACTGAGCGCGAAACTCCTCGAGCTGCGCGGTGATGTCCATCTTGTCCTCGTCCGCCATCTCGAAGCGGATGTTGTCGAGGAAGCCGATGACCCCGTCCTGGCCGAGGAACATCTTGTGGACCTCGCCGATGGCCGCGAGCTTGGGGCCGGCGTCCGGGTCGGTGCAGGTCCACTCGAGCTCACGCTTCAGGAACGTGAGCTGCCAGTCGCGGATCAGGTTGAGGTAGTGGTGACGGTTGTGCTCGTTGTCCTCCTCGATCGAGACGTAGGTGAGGCAGTCCTCGTCGGTGTCGATCTCCTCGTGGAGCACGTGGACGAGCTCGGCGATGAGGCCGTAGTACTCGTCGCGGAAGGTGTTCATGTCCTTGAACTCCACACCGGGGTGGGAGGCGACGATGCGGCTGGCCCACAGCGGGGTGACCTTGGCCTCTGCCTCCTCGGCCGCCGGCGCGAGCAGCTCCTTCCACACGCGCAGCAGCGGGTGGTACGGGACCTCGTGGCCCTCGGCGTCGACGCCCAGCTTGTGGAGGTCGGCGATGTCCTGCTCGGTCAGTTCGATGTTCTCGGTCATAGTCAGATCCTCCGCTGGAGCTTGAGCTGGCGGTACTCCGCCTCGATGGTGTTGATGACGCTACGGATGTCGTAGCAGAGATCGTTGCTGATGTAGACGCGCTTGCACTCGCTGGGCGTCAGGGTCTCGCCGCCGAAGTAGTCCCACACGTCGAAGAGGTCGAAGCCGCGCTGCTCGTTGTAGACGTGGACCTTGAACGGCAGACGCGGATCCTTGTAGATGCCGGTCTGGTAGGACGGCAGCGTGATCTTCACTTCCGAGGTGCGGCCCGGCTGGCGCTCGTCGGAGATCTCGAAGCTCTCGAGGTAGTCCCCGTTCTTCACGGTCTCGGTCCGGGTGCCGTGCTCGACGTACTGCAGCACGCGGCGGCCGCGGGGCTTCGGGAAGGCCGGCTTGCGCACCTCGCGCTGGAACCAGGCCACGCCGTTGTCGTCGACGTAGAGCGGCTCGTCGGGTGCGTGGGTGTTCATCCGCTGGCCGGCGAGCTCGGGCTTCGAGATGTCGATCGGGTTGCGGACCTGCGGCGTACGCCGAGACTGCTGCACCGGCGCCGGGCTGATCCGGGGCTGCGGCCGGACGGGATCTGCGGGGCGGCCGGTCGGGCCACCGCTCATACCCATCTCCTCGAACTGCCGGGCCAACGCGTCGTTGGCGTACTGGTCGGAGCTGACCTCAGCACGAGGCTGCTCCCACATCGCCTGCTCCTGCGGCTTCGACTTCTTCTCGGTGAGGTCAGGGGCGATGCCCTCCGCCACCAGCTTGTCGTAGCCTGCCTTGAGCTCGTCGGTCGAGTACTCACGGAAGTGCTTCGTGAACTCGACCCCCGCCTCCTTCAGCGCCCGGTAGTAGGCGCCCCTCATGCTGTTGCTCATCCTGCTCCTAGGTGGCGTTGTACGGACATGTAGAGAATGTAGCAGGCCGAAGCGCGCCCCAAGGGATCCGGACGCCGCCCCATACCGTCGTGTCGGTGCGGAGCTCACGATCGCCGGGAACGCAC